ATGTACCATTTATTGCTAAATTCATTTAGTTTTTTTTTAGAAATCCATCTTCAGTGTCAATGGGGTGCTCTCAATTCCTTCATCTTCTCTTTGTTGTTTACTTAGGGCGATACCAAACTTCTCATGTTTGAGTCTATGACAATCCGCCAAAGTGACACAATCTTTTACTCTTTGTTCTAATAGTTGTTGTTCAAGTAATAAAGTTGCTAATTTTGTATTATAAGATGTTACGTTAGATATTATTTTATCAACTAAAACTTGTTTGTCAATACCTCTACCAGATGAAAGTATGTCAATAACAGGTGTTGAATATGAATTATCCAATTGATATGCAAACGCCTCTCTTTTTTGTTCCTCCCAAGTATCTTTTTCTAAGTTAGATGCATCAACCATTAAATCTTTATGTCTTGTATAAAATCTATCTGAAATGACTTTCAATAAAACTACTTTATTAAAAACAACTCCCGCATCTCTGTCTTCTTGAGTGAGTGTGTACTTAACTTTTTCTTCTTCAGTTTCCGAAGATTCGGCTAAGACCGGAACCTCATCCATTAGTGATGAATTAGTTCTAATACTAATATAATCTTTGTATATGTCGGCGAAAATGAATCCCTTACCTTCTTCTTCAGTTATTACTGATGCGTTTAGTTTATCTAACTCCAACCTCATATCATCATAGATGTTATCAATACGTCCATAATAGTAATTCATATAGGACCCAATAACTCGTATGTATCCAGGTATGTTTCCGGTTATTTTAAAAATAATATGTCTCATTATAAAAGTTTTTCAGTATCAGGTTTATCTGCCTCCCCCAACTTTAATTGTTTTCTCAATGACTCTTCTATTGAGAAACTATTTGTAGTTGCGTTTGCCATTAATTGATTAATGTTCTTATCTATAAATACTGTGTAAGAAGAAGCGAGAGATAAAACTTGTTTTTGTTGTTCTGCGGACATCATTAAAATAGAATCTAAGTTACCAGTACCGATCCTACCATATGAAATCATATCTAACATGGCTTGTTTCGCCATTCTCACAGTCCAATACTCATGTTCAAATTTATCTTCTAATTCTTTATTACCAATTACATCAATTAAATCACTACCGTCGGGTAGTTTAGCATCGTCACTATCTAAGAAATCTTTTATTAAATCAATAAAACCTTGTCTCTCTATGTAAGCGTCTTTAAGATTTCTTTTAAATTTTCTAAGATCTATTTTCATATCTGAAATTGCGAGATCTACCAACTGTTTTCTTTTAGGATCTGTTAAGAATTCTTTACTCTCCTCTTGGATTTGTATTTCCAAATCCTGTTTTTTAACGGTATATTCTAAATGTTCTACGGCGTCTTCTCTACCTCTAAGTTCAAGTAACCATTGTTTTAGTTTCGCATAAGGTGTTATTTGTGCACCTCCAACAAAATTTTCTGCCTTGTACCTTGGTAGTGCGAATGAAACTTGTTCCGCAACTTCAATTAACTTAGCATCTAAACCATCTTTTAGGTTGTTGGTTTTTTCATATTTATACTCTTCTTTCATATAATAAAAATTTTACTATAATATAAGTATAAAAAACAATTAAATAAAGTGTTTATCACTATTCCCTCCAACCACAATGTCCTGATGAAGTACCAGCGTTTACTGCCGGTGGAAGACCCGCGGGATTTAAAACTCCCGTATCTGTTTGATAGTACATTTTCCAACTATCGTTATTCTGTGCAGAACTACCGTAACAACCTAACATATACTGCCAATCTTGACCCATAGCGAAATTCTCTTCCCCACAATTTGATCTTAATTTTGCAACATTACCAATATTCGTATCTGTTGACGTATCCCATCTTCTTAAATTATAACCACCTTGATAAGAACCTTCGTTACCAGCATAACCCTTACCAACTTTAGATGGAATACCTTTTTGTTGTCCGTGAGCTGACCACGAGGTTGAGGAACTTGATATAGTCTCTGTAGAGAACTCCATTTTGATATTACCACTCCCCCAACCATAACCATGGGTTTCATTACAAAATGAACCCGCCCCTGCTGTTCCGTTTATAGAGGTGACCGAATAATTTGTAATTGAAGTTTCATTACTTAGATTAAATTTATCAATCTCAGTCCTATTACCTGCGAAAATCCAAGCAAGTTCATGTTCTTTCCACATAGTCCCACAATCAGATCTATTATACTGTAAATCAAAATTACTTTGGTGAGCATAATTTGTATCTGTAAACATGTTGACCGCCGAAGTTGTTGACCCATGTAAACTAGCCGGTCCTTTAAATGCGTTATCTGTATTAACCGACCACATAAAGAATATTCTAAGATTACATGCACCTGAAGTATATGATGCAGGATAATCTAACAATTCACCGACGTGGGTTGTTTGATCAGTTGCGTTGGTTGCCTTATGTACATTCTTCCAAGGGGATGAGGATTTATATCCACCGGCGATGTAAGAATAATTAATTATTTGTCTGTACTTAAAATTAGTTCCTTCGTTTTGTTGCGCTGAAATCCTTTCCCAACCCTCATCCACATTAGATACACCCGTATAAACCATTAAATAACTTGTGTGTTCTGATGATTCTTCTAAAAATAAAGAACCAGATAATGGATTTGTGGGTCTAACAGACTTTGGACCTTTCGGTGGTCTTGCTGTTACCCTGTCCACTTTTAGTGAACCACTTACGGACATATTTTCGTATATCATATTCTTAAAATTTTATTCTCTCCAACCACAATGACCTGATGAAGTACCAGCGTTTACCGCGGGATTTAACCCACTCACACTTGTAGTGCCCGTATCAGTTGCGTATGTAAATTTCCATGAATTATTATTTTGGACACCATTATAATTACCTAACATGTATTGCCAATCTTGACCCATAGTAAAATTCTCTTCACCACAGTTACCATCGGGTTTGGGAACATTACCTATATTGGTATCTGTTTGATTACTCCATCTCCTTAAGTTATAACCACCACTATATGAACCTTCATTACCGGCATAACCTTTACCTAATTTTGATGAGATACCTTTTTGTTGTGAATGGTTTGACCAATGAGGGGATGTCGCAAAAGTTTCTGTTGAAAAGTTTAATTTGACACCCGCACTTGAAGTCCAACCATATCCATATAGTTCATCTGAAAATGCCGAACCACCATCACTACCGTTTATTGTTGATAATGTATATGCGGTATGTAAGGATTCTGTGGTTAAATTAAATAACTCAACAGTGGCACTACCTCCACTAAAAAGATATGCCATTTCTGTTTCCTTATGCATCGTACCTAAATCACTTCTTGATATTTTATTATCCATCTCAGCGGTGTGAGCATAATTAGTATCGGTTACCATATTAATCGCAGATGTATATGTACCATGTATATTACCAGCACTCTTCCAAGCACCATCAGTATTGACTGACCATACATAGAAAATAGTTCTACTACACGCACCTGAAGTATATGATGCAGGATAATCTAACAATTCACCCAAGTGTGATGTTTGATCCGTAGAGTTTACAGTCTTATGTACATTCTTCCAAGGGGATGAGGATTTATATCCTCCCGCCAAATAAGAGTAATTAATAATTTGATTAAACCTAAAACTAGTTTTACCAAAATTACTTTGATTTGAAATTCTCTCCCATCCAGAATCATTTCCATTACCCGTGTAAACCATTAGAAAACTATTGTCGAAACTACCCGATGTCGTCATTTCTAAGAACATAGATCCTTTCTCAGGTGAGGAAGGTCTATCCGCCTTTACACCTGAGGGTGGTCTTGTTATTCCCTGACCTCTTAACGACCCACTAATTTCTAAATTTTCAAATATCATATCTATAAGTATTTAGTTTCTCCATCCGCAATGTCCTGATGATGCACCTGCGTTAACACCTGGCGCCAAACCAGAAGGATTAACGGTCCCACTATCTGTTGCGTAATAGAATTTCCAACTTGTATTTGTTTGACCTGTACCATCATATGTTGCTAACATGTATTGGTGATCTTGTCCCATGGTGAAATTCTCTTCTCCACAATTTGCGTGTGGTTTAGGGACATTACCAATATTAGTTTCAGTGAAAACGTCCCACCTTCTTAAATTGTAACCTCCATTATATGTACCTTCATTTCCACAATAACCTTTACCAACTTTAGAACTTATCCCTTTCTGTTGCCCACTAGATGCCCATGAGGATGCCCTTGTCTCGAACACATCAGTAGCAAAGTGACATTTGTTTCCACTTTCAGAACCATACCCATAACCATAATTTTCATCAGAGAATCCTGATGCACCTAAAGTACTTGTAATAGATGAAGATGTTGTTACATATGGTGAACCACCAGGATAATAAGTGGTATACATTGTCTCATTTGTTAAATTGAATTTCTCTACTGTTGCTACAGATCCACCAAAAACATACGCAAACTCCGTTTCTTTAAATAAGGTACCACAATCATCTCTTGCATTTAATAAATCCCATTTAGATTGGTGGGTGTATGTTGTTTCATTCACCATATCAATACCAGATGTGTGAGTTGAATGTATTGTGGTAGACCCTTTATGGGCACCATCGGTATTTGTTGACCAAAGAAATAATTTAGTTTTACTACACGCCCCTGATGTGTAGTTTGCGGGATAGTCCAATAACTCACCAATGTGAGATGTTTGGTCAGTCGCGTTAATTGTTTTATGTACGTTCTTCCAAGGTGAACTTGACTTATATCCACCCGCCAAATATGAATAGTTTATTATTTGTCTGTATTTGAATCCCGTTCTGTCGGTATCTTGTGAACCTACGGGTTCCCACCCATCATCATAATTAGACGCACCAGTATATGTAACAACAAAACTACCACTTGTAGATTCTTCTAAGTACATAGATCCTGTCTCAGGTGAAGTGGGTCTTTCCCCTCTACTACCTCTTGGTATGATAAATTGTCCACTCACGTCAAGTGAACCACTAACTATTACGTTTTCTCTAATCATTTAACTCTTTTTTATCCTGTTACGACTACTCTTCCTGATCTATTTGTTTCAAATTTAACCACAACCACCCCATTTAAAGAATTTATTGCCGAAGGGAAAAATAAATCACCATTACTATCATATACCTGTACAATCACGTTGTCGGTCCCTAAACCATGGGTAAAAGTAACGGTACCCACATTACTGAATGTGGAAACATTAACCGCCGGTATCTTTTTCCAAGATTGCCAAGTATTATTATTTTTACCTCTAACCGCAATTCGTCCACTTCTATAGTCACCCGCAATTTGATGTTGCCATGATGAACTATAAATTTGTGAGTAGAGTGCTCCGTCAGTTGAGTTACCTGAGAAGTTTGTCACACCACCTGTGTAGTATGTGATACCCGCACTATTTAAGGAGTCCGCATCAATCCCTGCACCTGAATTTGTGTTTCTAAATGCAACACCATCAATCATATCCGCCGATCCCGCTGTGGATGCGTAACTCACTGATTGGGATCCAATATTTCCTGAGTGTATAAATTCTCTCCAACCCTCTAATGAACCATTTTCCATTCTTTGGAACCATACTTGGTCATCATGGAAATCAAACGCCATTTGTACATAGTAACCAGCACTATTTGCGTGGTTCATTATTATTTGGTGGTGCCAATCAGTATTTGGGTTTTGTGGTGCCGCACCATTCATACCTGTACCTCCCGCACCACTCTGATCCATCCATTGGAATTGACCCGTACCGAACGTAATTGATGAGTTCTCGGTAATTCTATTGTGGTCGTGAGATGAATATGCATATCTACCGTCTAAATCAACTGTCTGATTAGTTGCTCCATTCACACTAGCCGTAAGAACACCATTACTAGTATCGAAACTTAATCCATCAACATAGTAATTATCATTTCCACTATCGGTGACTGTTTCTGTGGCCGTAGTTATACCCGTAACGTGTCCGTTACCATCTACTAAAATGTCTTGAACATACGTTCTACCACTATTGTTAGAAGATGTGGCTGCAGTAATATTATCGTGGGCCGTATAACTTTCAGAGGTTAAATACCTACCATCAATATCTACAGTAAATCCAGCATTGCCTGTTCCTGTACCTGTAATTACACCTGTAGTATCATCAAACGTAGCTCCACTTATGTAATCTATATCATTTGAATTGGTAACTGTCTCTGTTGCCGTTGTAACACCCGTGACGTGTCCGTTACCATCTAATAAGATGTCCTGTATATATGTTCTACCTGAGTTATCTGAAGAACTTGCCGCAGTAATCGATGGGTGTTGTTGGTATGAAGTATAGTTACCTGCGTGAACCACAATGTTACCATTGATTCTAACCGCACTGTTACCATTAACCACAAAGTTAACACCATCAGTTGCATCGTTATGTGATTTAATCTCAATGACGGAACCTACCAATCCACCACTATTACTTGTGTGTAATATATGTGCGGTATCTGAAGAATCTGTGGTATCTTCTTTATCATAACCTGTCCAATAGATACCTCTACCTTGGTTAGTTGTAGTTACAGGTCCGTCAAACTCTATATTACCACTACCATTAATTACTTTATTATTTCCAACATATAAAGAACCAAGTGGGTCGAGTGTTACCGCACCATTCGCATTTACATTTAGGATTGGTACACCTGATGAATCTGAAACCGCGAATAGATCACCCGTCAAATCATCAGTGATTGAGAATAACTGGCCACTTGTACCTTGGATATCAAATATTGTTGATCCTGAAGTAGAAGATTCTAAAGTCACTTTACCATAGAATATCGAATCTCTACTACCAGGGTTACCACCTGTACCAATTGTTGCAATTACTGTATTGGTATTTGCATAGAACTTATGTGCAATAGTACCTGAGTTCCATGTATTAGGTCCGTAGGTATTGTGGTATGATTCGGTACCGAATGTATGTGCATCAGACCCATTAAGATCTATCTTATCACGACCATGCCCTGTACTAAAATCTAAATCACCCGATAATGTTCCGCCACCCAGTTGTAAGTATCTTCCATCAATATCAACTGTAAATCCTGCACTACCCACACCAGTACCTGTTATTACACCTGTACCTGTATTGAATGTTGCAGAATTTATGTAGTCGATGTTATTTGTATCGACGACAGTTTCGGTAGCCGTAGTTATACCTGTTACGTGTCCATTACCGTCTAGTAGTACGTCTTGAACATATGTTCTACCACTATTGTTAGACGAAGATGCCGCAGTAATATTCGGGTGTTCTGTTAAATACCTACCATCAATATCGACAGTCCATGTACCTCCATGGTGTGTCCCTGTTATAATACCGTCACCCGTATTGAATGATGCAGTTGTCGTATACCAGTTAACATCCGTATCAACCGCAAACCCTGAAACATCTACGGTACTTCCGTTTGATTTGGTTAAGGTTAGTATCTGATTACCACTGTTATATGTACCACCCGTTACAGTAACGTCTATTAGGGTTGATGCTAAACTTACACTGTAAGTACCTCCATCATTTCTCGTGAATTCAAGGGTACCTGTACTATTATTAAAAGTGGCACCTGTCGTATATTCATTAGTATCTGTAAAACCTTTAATGTACCCTTCTGTTGAATGGTCACCCCATCCATATGCGGTTTTAAAGTTTTGTATGTTTGTTTTACTTAATTCCTCACCGTCAATATAAAGTTTCTTTTGGTAGAGTTTCATCCACTCTTGATAGTTTCCAGTCCCGTCTAAACCTATATCATACGCTCTCCAAACAAATGGTTCACTATAATCATCAGAAGTCCAAAACTCCATTACACCATCATTATTGGTATAATTAAATCTAATACCTGCACCATCATTAGTTCCTGTCGGAACAAACTTTATCATTGGGTTAGTACCTGTCATATTAAGATTACCCGATAACGATCCTCCTGA